GTCCACTGTCCACCCCTAGATGCCTGCGAGATACGGACTCGGCCCGACTGCTGCCGCTCGCCACTCACGCCCACGCCGCCCGCCCGTGCCGCCGTTGCCGACGGTGAACGCACAGTAACCGCACACGGCCCGTATGTCAAGCGCGTGCTAAACGATTCGTCCCGTGTTAGATAACGGCGCATGACACCTGCCCTACTCGACCTCCGACCCACCCACGCCGCTCTCCTGCGCGCCGTCGCCCACGACGGCAGCGTCCGCAGCCTCGCCCGGTCGCTCGGGTGGAGCCCAGCCCAAGTACACCAGTATCTCACCCGCCTCGCAGGCTGGGGCCTTGTGCGCAGCACCGACCGCACGTGGCTCGTCACCCCTACCGGGCAGGCCGTGACGCGCGGACTGACGCACGCCGAAGCCGCCTATGTGCGCGAAACCACGGGCGAAGTCGAAAATCGACCATCGCGCGCTTGACACTGTGTCTAGTCGTGTCTATACATATCTCACGACGGCGGCACTGACGCCGCGTCGCACCGGAGAGACGACGATGAACCGCACCACGCACTTCTACAACCGCAGCGGGCAGGTCGAGACGAAGGTCACCGAGAGCAACGAGGCCGAAATCTCGAAGCTGGCCTCGATGGGTCGCGAGTGGCTGGCGGAGCAGGCCCGCCGCGCTCACCAGAACGCCTTCGACAACGCCAAGTCCGGCGGCTGGCGGGCGGCGATGGAGGTTCGATTGGCTGACTTTCGGGCCGCGTGGCGGCTGGCGGCGTAACCACCCGCCCGACCCCTCACCGGGTCGGGCCCGTCGCAGGGCGACTGCTCGCCCGCCCTGCGTAGGACTCCACTGGCGAGCCGAGAGACGACGATGATTACCACTACTATCCAGATGACCGCCGCCGACGCCGCCAACGAGACTCACCTCCTGTCCGTGATGGACGCCCGCGCGGAGGACGCGCTCGCGCGCGACTCGCGTCGACCCGGCAAGGTGCGCGTGGTGGTCGAGGTCGACGGCGCGGTGGTGCGCGAACACACCTACTCGGCCTAATCACCCGCCCACGGAGACACGACGATGACCAACAACAACGCCCGCATGAGCCTCAACAACATCCGCCGCACCACCACGCCGGAGTACCTCGGCACCGAGGCGACGCAGGCCGACGTGAAGAGCTACCTCCAGTTGTTGGCGGCGAACTGGCCCACCGACGACGCGGACGAGGTGGTCGACAACGACACCGCCGAGTTGGTGCAGTCGCAGACGTTTCGCGCGTGGTGCGCGCTGTGACCGCGCCCGTCGGCGTCGTCGTGTCCGTCTCGCCTCGAGGCACCCGCACCGTGCGGTTGTCGGACGGGCAGGAGGTGTTCCTCAGCGTCGAGCAGGCCGCTGCGCTGCTGACGGCCTTGGCTGCGGACGGCGAGGTGCATACGGCGTGGCTGCACGGGAGGGCTCGGTAATGGGCGGCCAACGACTCGACGACGACGCAACGGAAGCCCGCGTCGTGCGCCTGGCGCGCGAGGGCGGACGCACGCCCAACAGCCTCGCTCTGGAGTGCGGCATCGGTCACATGGTGGTGCGCCGAATCCTCCGCGAGGCCGGCATCAGTCTCGCTGGCGGTGGCGACACGCGCGAGGTGTCCCGCGGCCACGTCGCGGCGGCGCTGGCCGAGCGCGAGGCGGGGAGGCCGCTGGTGGTGGAGTCGCTGACGCAGCGGCTCGAGCGGCTCGTCCCTGGGGCCGAGGTGGACTGGGTGGCCTCGCGCAACGAGTGGAGCGTCTGGCGGAAGGCTGGGCGCGGCGTCTCAAAGCTGTCCGAGGGCCACACCGAGCGCGAGGCCGTGGAGAAGGCCATCGCGTTGTGGGGGAGGCGCTGACTTGACTACCCCGCGCCCGTCGTGAGACGGTGCGCGACGACGGACCCGCAAGCCGTCGTCCATTCACCTGAGCAGCAGTCCAGCTCGCCCCGCGTCGTCACGTCTTGCGGCGTGCTCGGCGCGGGGTTTTTTACACGGAGTCGCCATGGCAGACCTGGTGCTGTATCAATCGGCGAAGGAAGCATTGGCCGAGTGTAAGTTCACTGACGAAGTCAAGGACTGGGTCGACCGCGCGGCTGCGACTCAGGCCTACGCCCGCATGGCCAAGGACAAGGGCCTCGAGGTGGACGCGGCCGAGATTCGCATCCGCGCAGAGCGCCGTCTTGGCGAGATGTTGGCCGAGCAAAAGGTTAGCGGAGGCATGTCGACCGGCGCGAAGGGCATCGGCAAGAGTGTGGTTCCGACTGAGAACCGCACTCCAACCCTTGCTGAGGTCGGCATTGACAAGAAGCTGTCGGCGCGTGCGCAGAAGACGGCCGCCATTCCGGAGCCCGAGTTTGAGGGTATCGTCGAAGAGTGGCGCGACCGCGTCTCGCAAGAGGGCGAACGAGTCACGGCGAAGCTTGAGGCGGCTGGGAAGCGGGCGAAGCCGGATAAGAGCGACGAGCCGGAGGAGCCGGAAGTTGACGACCGGCTCGGTGACCTCGTCGTTGAGTACGAGGCGCTGACGCGCATCGTGGAGGCCGACGACAAGCTGGCGGCTGCGTGGGCCGAGGTGAAGTTGGAGCAGGAGCGACACGCCCAGACGAAGCGGCTCTACGAAGCGCAGCGGGGCGAGCTTGCGGAGATGACGCGCGAGGCAAAGCGTTGGATGCGCAAGGCGCAGGCTCTCGAGAAGGCGGCCAAGTCGTGAACACGGGCGACCTGTTCGGCGCGCCGAGTGAGTCGCGGTTTCCGCCGCCTCGCGCGTTTCAGGAGGTGGCCCATCGGGAGCTGCGCGCGGGCGTGTTGCAGGGCCACCAACGTCAGGTGCTGATGGCTCCGACGGGCGCTGGCAAGACGTACCTTGGCCTACGGCTGTGTCACGAGGCGCTCCAGCGTGGGCGTCGGGTGATGTTCGTCTGCGACCGGAAGACGCTCATCAAGCAAACAGTGGACGTGGCTCGAGGGTATGGGCTGCCAATCCCCGGCGTGATTCAGGCCGACCATCCCATGTTCGCGCTGTGGCGGCCGTTTCAGGTAGCCTCGGCGCAGACGCTGGCGAAGCGCGGGGTGCCAGACGACTTTGGCGTCATCATCGTCGATGAGGCGCATACGCTTTACGACGCGACGACGGAGCTGGTGAAGACGACGAAGGCAGCCGTGGTAGGGCTTTCGGCGACGCCCTTTTCCAAGGGGCTTGGCGCCATCTACTCGCGCGTCGTCAACGCGGCGACGATGGACGAGTTGGTGCGTCTCGGCGTGTTGACGCCTATGCGGATTCGCGAGTGCGTGCGGCCGGACATGACGGGCGCGAAGACGTCGGGCGGGGAGTGGACCAACAAGGATGCTGCGGAGCGCGGCGCGAAGTTGGTGGGTGACGTCGTCAGGGAGTGGCTCGAGCACGCCTCGGAACGGAAGACCATCATCTTCGGCGCGACAATCGCCTACTGCGAGGGGTTGGCAGAGAAGTTCCAGGCCGTCGGCGTGCGGGCCTCGGTGTTCACCTCGCACACGACCGAGCAGGAGCGGGACGAGTTGCTGCGCGAGTACCGCCGCCCTGACTCGGCGCTGCGCATTTTGATTTCCGTCGAGGCGCTGGCCAAGGGTTTCGACGTGCCGGACGTGTCGTGCGTCGTTGATTGCCGGCCGTTGCGGAAGTCGCTGTCCACCTACGTGCAGATGGTCGGGCGTGGTTTGCGGTCGTCGCCAAGCAAGACGGAGTGCCTCGTAATCGACCACAGCGGCAACGCGCGACGGTTCGCCAAGGACTTCGGGGACCTGTATTTCAACGGCCTGTCTGAACTGGACGCGGGCGAGCGCCTCGACAAGGAGGCGCGGGAGGAGGTGGAGGACAGTGACGTCAAGTCGTGCCCGGCTTGTGGGTTCTCGCCCATGGGCAAGCGGTGCGTGTCGTGCGGGTTCGAGCCGCGCTCTGTGGCGCTCGTCGAGCACGAGCACGGCGAGTCGCGTGAGGTGGATTTTCTCGGCACCGGCTCCTCGGCCTATGCATCGACGAAGCGCGAGCTCTACGCGATGCTTCGCTACCACGCCTGCGCTCGAGCCGAGGCCAGGGAGGCGGCCGGACGCCCGTACGGCAACCCCGAGGGCAGCGCGTCCAACCGCTACCGCGAGCTGACGGGGCTGTGGCCTGCCGGCATCTGGAGGGGCGATGAGCCGGTTCGGCCGACAAGCGCGCTCACCAACAAAATCAGGAGCATGGAGATTGCCTTTGCCAAGTCGAGAGCGGGCAAATTCCAGTGAGACTGCAAAATTACAGTGTGGGCGGATACAGCCACAGCGGAAATTTTCCAGTGGGCATGGAAAATTCCAGTCCAAGCGGAATTCTGAGAATTCATGACTGGCGGGTCAGAAACAAAAACTCAATGGCGGCGAACACTTGCGGAGGGGTATTGACAACCAGAAATCAGCAGTTTACGAGCCTTTTTGAGTCTCCTCGGACTCTCGTGGAACCCTCCCTCGGTATTCGTCGTCGTGCGAGCGTCCTCGGTGAGAACGCCGCAACGCACGCAGGCTCTGGGGGAAAGGGGCTGCGTGAGGGCGGCGCTCCTTCCGGCTCTGGCGATGGTCTTGAGCGACTCTGGCCTTGCGACGGCTGCACTCAGCGCAAGGGGTGTCGCCGCGTCTGGAGTCTCCTCCTGTGTCAGTGGTGCGCGCGACGGGCGAACTGGAACGCCGACCGCTTGGGCCTGTCGGTGCGCGTGGTGGTTGGCGAGGAGTACAAGCGCGTCGTGGCAGAGCTTAGGGCCTGGCTGAAGGCGGTGCCGCGATGATGGGCGGTTTCAGTGCCGAGGGCCGCGACTTGCTGCGGCGTGTGCTGGCGCGTGCGGCGTGTCACCATCGAGGCCACGACTGGCGCGAGGCTGCGCCGAGGCCGGATGAGGCGATGGCGGCCATCTGGCGGCCGGTGGTGCTGTGCTGGCGCTGCGGGCAGCTCGACGTGGGGCAGCGATGACGACCGCGTGGCAGGTGATTCACGGCGACTGTCTGGAGGTGCTGCCGACGCTGGGGCAGGTCGACCACGTCATCACCGATCCGCCGTACTCGGAGAAGACGCATGCTGCTGCTGCTGCTGCTGCAAGAGATCTGCCGGACGGGTCGAAGCGCCGCGTTTATGCGAGCGGCGGGAACGGGTTTGGGTTCGACCACATCTCCAGCGAGATGCGCCATTCCGTTGCGGAGCTGGTCGCTGTTTGTGTTCGTCGGTGGGTGCTCCTGTTTTCCGACAGCGAGGGTGTCGGCGAGTGGATGCGAGCGTGTCAAGGCGCTGGGTTGGATCATGTTCGAATTGGGCACTGGCTGAAGGTTGGGGCTGCGCCGCAGTTCACCGGAGACCGACCCGGCAATCGGACGGAGGCCATCGAGATTGCTCACCCTCGCGGTCGGAAGCGCTGGAATAGCGGCGGCAAGCACGCCCTTTGGGAGCACCCCATCGACGCCATCGCATCGAAGAAGAGCGGCGATGGCCGAAGCCAGCACCTCACGCCCAAGCCGTTGTCGCTGATGCTGGAGTTGGTCGCCGACTTCACCGACCCCGGCGATCTCGTGCTCGATCCGTTCTGCGGCTCTGGCACCACCGGCGTTGCGTGCCTACGTCTCGGGCGGCGGTTCATCGGCGTTGAGAAGGACGCCACCTATGCCGCCGTTGCGCGTGAGCGATTGGAGGCCGAGGCGCGCGGGCTGACGCTGCGTGACGCGCGGGCGGGGCAGACGTCCATCTTCGACGCGATGGGGGAACCATGACGCCGTTCGAGAGACACGAGACCAAGGAGCGCCGCCGCGACCAATTCGAGGCGCTGTGCCACACCCTGACGCTGCTGGCGCTGGCGGGACTGGCGTGGTGGCTGTCGTGAGTCACCCCAACTACGCGAGGGCTAGGGCCGCGGCCGACGACGCGCGCAAGCGCGAGACGGAGCGCAGATGGGCGCAGGCGCTTGAGCGCGCCGAGGCGTACACGCGAGGCGAGCGGGCCGTGATGGAGCCGATGGACGCGAGGTTGCTGTTGGACGCAGTGCGAGCGAGGGGACAACGTGATGGTGTCTGACGAATTCCGACAGAAGGCCCTGGCGATGGCCCGCGTCGCGACGCACGACGCGCACGCTGAGGCGTCCGCGCGGTACGAGCTGAAGAACCCGCTCAACGGCAGCGGCGGCACGACGCGAGGCGCGCGCATGGCGGCCAACTCGCGACGCAAGTTGGAGCGACAGCTCGGCGCCTTGCTGGCCGCGGGGCTTGGAGGTGCGGCCGAGATTCGGGACGGCCGTCGGTGCGCGGTGGTGCTGACGCGCGTGTCGTCGAGGCCGTTCGACGACGACAACCTCGCGGCGGCGTTCAAGTCGATTCGCGACGGGATTGCAGCCCGCTGGGAGGTGGACGATGGCGGGCCTGACGTGGTGTGGCTTTATGACTGGACGCGGGGGCCTGACGCCAAGGTGGAGGCGCGGATCTGGTGGCTCGAATGAGGACGACACTTGAGCAGCGGTTTGACGAGAAGTGGACTCCAGAACCCAATGTCGGGTGCTGGCTGTGGACCGGTGCGACCTTTCGAGATGGCTACGGCGCCATTCAGAACGGCGAGCGCCTGGAGAGAGCCCATAGGGTGTCTTGGTTGCTGCGCTTTGGCGACCCCGGGAAACTCCACGTACTACACCGGTGCGACGTGAGAGCGTGTGTCAATCCAGCCCATCTTTGGCTTGGAACTCGCTTTGACAACATGCGCGACATGGTGGCCAAGGGGAGAGCAAACACGCCACGTGGTAGTTCCAGCGGCGCCGCGAAGTTGACCGAGGGAAAGGTGGCTGAGATGAGGCGCCTGTACGACTCGGGGCTATGGCGACAAGCTGACCTTGCAGTGCGCTATGGTGTGACGACGGCGCGCGTTAGCAAAATCATCCGACGCGAGTCGTGGCGTCACGTTGGGTCGGAGGTTGAATCATGACGGACGAGGTGGCGAAGGCCCAGGCCCGACGCTGGACGGCGCAACTCATCGAGGCGCTGGTGGCCGTCGTGCGCGCGGAGGTGCCGGAGGACGAGCGCGCGGACGTGCTGGATGAAATGGCGCTGGCCCTGGCGCGGGCGGCCGAGAGTGAAATCCGTTCGCGGCGCTACGTCGCACACACCGGCAGCCCGGAGGTGGAGTCGTGACGCCGGACAGGCACGGCTACGCACAGTGCGGGCGCTGCGGTGCACTACGACCGGTGGCGCACCTGGTGACGCTGACGATGCATGCACAGGGCGCGTCAGTTGTGCGCGTCGAGTGCGCGGACGCAGCGTTCTGTTCGAGGGCGGCGGGCGTGGGCAAGGGCGAGATGCCGAGGGAGACGACGACGTGAGCCGCGCTCACATCGAACGCAGCGAGTACGCCGTCGAGGCCGCGAGAGAGCGCGCGAAAGACAAGCTGCGCGTGCTGCAGTTGGTGATGGTGCACTGGGCAGAAGGCCTCTCGTCGTCGGTGTCGGCCGAGCGGCTCGAGATGCGGGCGGTGACGGTGCGGAAGTACCGCTCTTTCCTTGGGCTACGCTGGAACACGCGCGACGTAGGCGCGGGACTGAGACGGGAGTCGAGCGATGTCTGACAGCACACCTCAAGCAGACAAGCCCAAGGCGAAGCGTAAGGCGCCGCGCACCGCGTGGAAGCCCGGCCAATCCGGCAACCCGGGCGGAAGGGCGTCACCCACCGAGGCGCAGCGACTCGCGAAGGAGTTGAAGGCGCAGCTGCAGCCGGATGCGGTGCGGCGACTCGGGGAGATTCTCGTCGACCCAACGGCGAAGCACTCTGACCAGATTGCCGCGGCCAAGGCGCTCCTCGAGGGCCTCGAGGCCGTGAAGTTTCAGCACACCGTCAACACCTCCGACGCCACGAGCTTGGTCGAGTGGGCGCGTCGTCGGGTGGGTGAGATGGGGCAGTGAGTGCCTGCACGCATTCACCCAGCGCAGGCGGCGGGGTTGCCGCGCGAATCGGTCGGCGATCGCCTCATCCGGCTGCTCGGCGTCGACGGATTCGTTCGCGAGGTGCAGGGGCGGCCTGACGCGTCGGCATGGCCCTTTGCATGGGAGCTCCACGCGCGCCCCGAGCAACTACCCCCGCCCGGCGCGTGGACGTGGTGGCTGTTGTCGGGCGGCCGCGGCAGCGGAAAGACGCGCAGCGGCGCGGAGAGGGTGCGCGTGTGGGCGAAGCGCAGCGACGCGCGCATCGGCATCCTCGGCAAGACACCCGACGACGTGCGGCGCGACTTGCTCGATGGGCCGTCTGGCCTCATGGCCATCACGCCGCCCGAGGAGCGGCCGACGTTCGCCGCGTCGGTGTCGGGTGGCGAGCTGACGTGGCCGTCGGGCGCCAAGGCCTTCCTGTTGTCGGGCGCGCACCCTGCGGGCATCCGCGGCGTCAACCTCACGCACGCGTGGGTCGACGAGTTGCCGCACTTCAAGTACCCGCGACTGGCCTGGGACAACCTCAACTTCGCGCTGCGACTCGGCACGCACGTGCAAGGCGTCATCACCACGACGCCGCTGGCCATCAAGTTGATGCACGAGCTGATGCAGCGGGCCGACCTCATCTACAGCCGCGCGTCGACGTACGCGAACAAGGCGAACCTCGCGGCCAACTTCTTCACCGAGGTCATCGCGAAGTACGAGGGGACGCGCTTCGGCCGACAAGAGATTCACGGCGAGTTGCTCGAGGACGTGCCTGGCGCGCTGTGGAAGGCGGGAGGGTTCCGCTACGTCGCCGTCGAGGCGTCGGCGTGCAGCCGCGTGGTGGTGGCCATCGACCCAGCGACGACGGACGGCGAGGACAGCGACGAGACGGGCATCGTGGCGGCGGGGCAGCTCGAGCCAGCACCGGGAGAGCCATCGACGGCCGCGCGCTACGCAGTGCTGGGCGACGCGTCGCTGCAGGGCAGTCCCTCGGAGTGGGCGCGCGCCGCCATCGCGCTGTACGACGCCGTGGGCGCGCAGGCCTTTGTCGTCGAGACGAACCAAGGCGGGCAGATGGTGGCCCACACGTTGCGCATGGAGTGGCAGGCGCTGGGCCGGCCGGGGCTTCCCCTCGTGCACGAGGTGCGCGCGTCAAAGGGCAAGCGTGCGCGCGCGGAGCCGGTTGCGGCGCTGTACGAGCAAGGCCGCGTGACGCACGTGCCGGGACTCGAAGGCCTCGAGGACCAGCTGACGGGATGGAGCGCGAAGTCTGGCGAGGCGTCGCCCGACAGGCTCGACGCGCTGGTGTGGGGCCTCACCGAGTTGTCGACGATGCCGGAGTCGGGCGATGTGCCGACCGAGCCGACCGCACCGACGCACGCGCCGCCGTTGCGACGGATGAGGATGTAGCGGTGTTGAGCCGTAGCAGGCCCGCACGCACCGTGCGCGCGTGGGCCTCCTCGCCACCATCGGGCAACGCCTTGGCCTGACGCGGCCCTCCGTCGTCGCGTCTGCCACCGTCGAGGGACAGGTGGTGACGCCGACGCGCGGCACCGAGGGCACCACCAACTGGAACGGGCGCATCCTCGCCGAGCGCAACGCGGCGCTGCGGGACGAGCTCGGCTACGGCCGGGCCGGCAGTCAGGAGTGGGGCGAGTGGGAGGAGATTCGGCGCACCAACCCCTTCGTGGCGGCGGGCATCGAGTTCGTCCTCGCGCCGCTGGGCGAGGCGCGGCTCGACGTCGAGGCGGCCGAGGCGCACCCCAACCCGGCCCTGGCGAAGGCGCAAGCCGACTTCGTGAGATGGAACCTCGAGCTGCTTGAGATGCCGCTCCGCACGCGCGCCGCCGACGGCATGCTGACGGCGGGCTTCTCGCTGTTTGAGCACCCGTGGGCGCGCACGCCGCGGCCCGAGGTGCCGGGCGGGGCGTTCTTCATCCCGGCGCTGGAAGAGCGCTCGCCGTCGTCGCTGTCGGCCAACCCGTGGCTCGAAGATGAGACGGGGCGCCTGTACGCCGTGAAGCAATCGGCGCCTGCGCCGGGTGGTGGCGGGTGGTTCTACGGTGAGATGCCCGTCGAGCAGTTGTTGCGCTTCACGTGGCAGCAGGCCGGACGCAACTACCAAGGCTTCAGCGCGTTCCGGCCCGTCTGGTACATCGCGGGCCGGGTGCAGCCGGAGTTGCTGCGGCTCATCGGCGTGACATACCAGCGCGAGGGCGCGGGCGTTCCGGTGGCGTCGGCCGTCGACCCGAAGACGCCGCTAGGTGTCGCGGAGCGCGAGAAACTGCACGAGTTGCTCGCCAACCTCGTCTACCACGAGAACGCGAGCGCGGTGCTTCCGGCCGGCTGGAAGCTGGACTGGATTTTCTCCCCAGGCGCCAACAAGGGCCACGTGCTTGAGGCGTGGCAACAGTTGGGCACTGTCGTGCTTCAGCAGGTGGGCGCGCAGCAACTGGCCCTCGGCACGGGCGACACGGGTAGCCGCAGCGTGGGCGAGGTGCACGACGCGCGCAGCCTCGCCTTCGTGCGCAAGGTGGCCGCGGTGCTTCACGCCGGCATGGCCGAGCTGACGAAGAAGCTCGTCGACGCCAACTGGGGCCCGCAGGTGGCCTACCCGACGGCGAAGCTGACGCTGCGTCGCCCGGAGCTCGACCCGAAGACGCGCGCGGAGGCGACCGGTATCGCAAAGGCCGCGGGCGTCTTCACGCCGACACTGAAGGACGAAAACCAGATGCGCGAGGAGTTGGGCTTCTCGCCCATCACCGAGGCCGAGCGCGCCGCGGCGCCGCCCGTCGTCGCGCCGCCCGTGGGACCGCCGCCCTTCCGTGCCTCGCACGAGGCTGAGTGCGCGTGTAGTGCGTGCGAGACGCCAACGCTGCGTGCCGCCGTCGCGTGGCAGCCGTGGCGCCCGCTGCGTGCGTCGGAGTCGCGGACGGACTGGACGCGCATCGACGAGTACCTCTCGACGCGGCGCGACGCCTTCGAGCGCCAGGTGCGGCCCATCGTCGTCGAGATGCTGGCGCGCGCGGCCGGTGACATCACGCGCGCCATGTCCGACGGCAACCCGTCCGAGGTGGCCGAGCTACCCCTCGACACGTCGCGACTCGACGCGGCCCTTGAAGCATTCCTCGACGACGTGCGCGAGACGGGCGGGCGCATGGCTCGCAGCGAGTTGCGCCGCGACACGTCGGAGGACTTGGCCGAGGCGCGGCGTCTGTCGGCGGCGGCCGAGGAAGACGATAGGCTAGCCGACGAAGCCGAGGATGACGCCGACGAGGTGCTCGAGGCACAGCAGCGGGCGTTGGTGCGGCGGATGACGTCGCGCCTGCGCAACGAGTTGGAGGCTGAGGCGCTCGACGTGCTGCGCACCGGCGGCGACGCCGCGCAGGTGGTGGCGCGCGTGCTGACGCGGCAGCTCGAGACGGGCGCCTTCCGCAGCGACGCGGGCGCCGTCGTGACGCGCGTCTTCAACGTCGGCCGAGACGAGGCCGCGCGCATTGTCGGCGGTGTGCAGACCGTCGAATACAGCGCGCTGCTCGACACTCGCGTGTGCGAGCCGTGCCGCCGCATGGATGGGCGTCGCGCGCGCTTCGGCAGTGCCGAGCACGACGCCATGCTGCCGCCCAACCGCGACTGCGACGGCGGCGCCAACTGCCGCTGTCTCGTTGTGTACGTGCCCGGAGGTGACGAATGACGACGCCAACCCTTCGCGGCGCGTCGGCGTCGCTGCGTGCGCAGGCCACGGAGTCGAAGGCGTGGAACCTCATCTTCCCGCGCGGCCAGTGGCACGGGCCCAACCTCGGCGCCATCGGCGGAAGCATCGACATCGACGACGCCATGCTGCGCGAGATGGTGGCCAACTGGGGCGCGGCCGGGCGACCGGCGCTTCCGGTGCGGGTGACGCACGCGCACCTCGACGAGGCGGACCCGGTGAAGCGGCTCGAGCTCGAGCGCGCCGTCGGTCTCCTCACCGACATGCGCGTCACCGCCGACGGTCTCGAGGTGCTGACGGAGTGGGCGCCCGCTGGCGTCGAGGCCGTGCGTAGCGGCGCGTGGAACTTCTGGAGCCCCGAGTGGCAGCCGCAGCACCGCGACAGGCGCACGGGCGAGGCGCGCGGGTGGTGGCTGTCAGGCGTCGCCCTCACCAACGACCCTTTCTTTCACTCGATGCCGGCCGTGGCCGCGTCGACGGCACTCCCGCCGGGCAGTCCCACGGGCACCCCACACAAGGAGCAGCTCATGTCGTACGCGAAGATCGCCGCTGCCCTCGGCATGCCCGAGGACAGCACCGAGGAGGCCATCGTGGCCGAGTGCATGAAGATGAAGGGCGGCATGCAGCAGATGCAGCCGCCTGGGGTGATGCAGGCGTCGGTTCGGGCCGAGGTGTTCAAGGCCGTCGAGCCGCTGCAGGCGTCGCTCAAGGCAGCCAACGAGAAGGCTGCGACCCTCGAGGCGCAGCTGTTCCAGCGCGACGTGGACGGCGTCATCGAGGCGGCAAAGGCTGAAGGCTTCGCGTGCGAGCCGATGCGAGAGGCCATCCAACTGGTGGCGTCGGCGAAGGGCCTCGAGGCCGCGAAGACGCTGGCGCAGTCGGCGCCCAAGCTGGCGATGAAGTCGGCCGGCGTCAGCACCGAGAAGAAGTTGACGGCATCCGCCGAGGAGTACTCGGTCGCCCTCAACGAGCACGAGAAGAAGTCAGGACTCAAGGGCCGCGAGGCCGTCCAGTCCTTCCACCGCGCCAACCCCGAGATGGCCAAGGCGATGGTCGCCTCCATCCCCACCCACCGCTGAACGAGAGGACACCACCACCATGGCTCAGGAAAACTTCATCGGACTCGCCCCGCTGGCCCGCGTCGCGGGCGGCACCATCCTCCGCGGACAGGGGCTCGTCATCAACTCGTCGGGCGCCGTCGTCGCGTCCACCGCCATCACCGAGGCCATCGCGGGCGTCGCCCTCGAGTCCGCCGAGTCGGGCGCCATCTGCACCTTCATGCCGTCGGGGCCTGTCGTCACGGCCATCGGAGGCGCGGCCATCACTGTCGGTGCGCAGGTGATGCCGCAGGCCACCGGCCCCGGGAAGTTCGTCACGGCGGCCGGCGCGACGTCCCTCTCGTGCGGCATCGCTCTCAGCAACCCCGGCGCGGACAACGGCCTGTTCGAGCTGCTCCTCATCCCCACCCTGCGCAGCGCCGCCAACGCGTAACCCAACCTTCAAGGAGACACTGTCATGGCCATCAACCCGAGCGAGTTCAAGACTCGCACCCCGCTGGACAACATCAGCTTCAAGATCATCAACTCCAAGGAGGACTTCGTCGCCGACCGGGTTTTCACGCCCGTCTACACGGACGAGAAGGACATCTTCCAGGTGTACCAGTACGACGCGCGGCACCTCCGCAACATCTCGAGCGCCTCCAGCTCGAAGGCCGAGGCCAACCGCGTCGACTGGGGCGTCTTCAAGCGCAACTACGACTCGGTGCTGCACAAGCTGAAGACCGACGTCGACCCGCGCGACTCGAAGACGTTTGACCCCGCCGTCGCGGACGTTCGCGTCGACGCGGCCGACACCATCTGGAGCCACCTGATGATCGAGCGTGAGGTGGCGATGACGACGCTGGCCACCACGGCGGCCAACTACCCCGCGGCGCTGACGCGCACGCTGGTGGACGGCACGTCGACGCTCACCGCGTCCGGCGGCAACGTCGAGTCCGAAGCGGCCCTCGCGCACGCGGCCCTGCGCACGCAGTGCGGCAAGCGCGCCAACGCGGCCGTCATCTCGTCGACGGGCTTCGAGCGCATCCGCGCCGCGCCGTCCGTCGTCACCCGCATCCAGTACGTCGAGGGCGGCAAGGCGACGGAGTCGCAGATCGCCAACCTCCTCGGCGTGCAGGAACTCATCATCGCGGGCGCGAGCGTCAACAGCGCCCTCGAGGGTGCGGCTGCGTCGCTGGCCGACATCTGGCCGGACGACATCCTCTTCTTCGTGAAGGAGTCGTCGTCCAACAAGCGCTCGATGCGGTACGGTGCGTGGTACGTGCGGAACGAGCTGTACACGCACGAGGCCGAGGACCCGAAGCGCGGCAGCGCGGACGGCCGCGTGTCCGAGCTCGAGATGGGCTGGGAGTGGGTGCTCGCCCCTGGCGCCACCGTGTCGGCGGCCGACGGCGACTTCATCGCCGGCTACCTCCTCAAGAACATCATCGGCTGATTCGGAGAGGCCACCATGCCCAAGTACGTCGTCATCCACGGCAGCCTTTCGCTTCCCGGGAAGCCGCTGCCGCCCCCGCACGAACGGGTGACTCCCGAGCCCATCAAGGTGGGCATCGGCGAGTCCGTCGAATTGACGGAGGCGCAGGCCAGGCAGTTGGTGGCCGACGGCTTCCTCACCGACGAGAAGAAGTTCTCCGCGCTCAAGAAGAGCATCGAGGCGACGGAGGAGGCCGGCACTCCCTACGGCAGCAAGGCCATGGAGAAGTTGGCCCGCGGCCTGAAGGCGAAGGGGTAACCCATGCCTGCGACGTTCGGCGTCACGCCTGACTCCGTGCGTCGCCATCGCTTCCCCCACCTCGACAGTTTCGGCCCCAGCACGGTGCCGACGCTGTCGACGGTGGAGGAGGCGGTGGGCCGGGCGTCTGCGCGTCTGGCTGGCAAGCTGTTGCTGGAAGCCATCGTCCCGGAAGACATCACCGACGCCACGTCAGCGGCGTACCTGTGGTGCCAAGAGACGTTGGAGTTGATGGTGGCCGTCCGTGTCGCCGAGGCCGCCACGCACAAGGACTACGAGTTGCTGCGCGTGTGGCGCAGTGAAGTGGACGCGCGCTTCGCCGAGTTGGCCGAGGGCGGTGCGGACGCGTTGGGCGGCGGCGCGACGTCGACGGGCGACTCCCCACCCGACGGGCCCACGACTCACATCAGCCAGTACCGACTCACCACCGACTCGGCGACGGACATGTCCACCACGGTTCCGCGCCTTCGGAAGGATGACGCCCTGTGACTGCCGTCGCCATCACGCTGGAGTACCAGGTGGGCAACGCCTCGGGCGAACAGCAGTTCGAGCGCCTTGCCGTGGCCTTCGAGCGTGCGGGCGCCGAGACGGCAAACTTTGGCAAGCACATCTTCCCCGAGCTGGTGCCCGTCCTCGAAGCGGGCGTGAAGGCGCAGTTCGACGCCGAGGGCGCAGGGCCGGTGGCCGGTGCGTGGGCGCAGTTGTCGGCGTCTTACGCCGCGTGGAAGGAAGACGCGTTCCCCGGGCAGCCGCTCCTCGTCGCGACGGGCGCGCTGCGTGACGCGCTCACCGTCGAGGGCAGCCCGCACGCGCTGCGCGACTACTCCGACGTGCAATTCAACTACGGCACGCAGGGGCTCGACTACGCCAGCTTTCACCAGACGGGCACGGCGCGCATGCCGCCGCGTCCGCCGTTCGACTTCGGTCCAGACTTCGACCGGCAGCTTCAGCGCGCCGCCGCGCGGGGCGTACGCAACGCGGTGCGGGAGTCGGGGCTCGACGAGTTCGCCGACGTGAAGGGAGACGAGTGACATGCCCGGCCTGACGCCCAGCTCGCCGCCCAACGCCAGCGCCACGGTGCGCGGCCTCGTCTCGACGCTGGCGCAGACGTTCGCCGGGGCGAAGACGTTCCTCGCCCGCGCGGTGTTCCAGCTCGGCATCACCGCAGGACTCGCGCGGCTCGACCTGCGCTCGGACCTCGGCGCGGGTGCGTCCGACGTGTGCAACGTTGTCGGGTCGACCGTGGCCGATGCGAGCGTGAACGCGACCGCCGACCTTTGGAGCGCGCGAACTGGAATCGGTGGAACCGAGGTGACGCACGCCCGCCTGGTCAAGGGTGCAATGATCGTCGATGAGTCGGTCGCGTTCGGTCGCTTCCTCTCAGACCGACCGGGTGTTTCGCAAGGGCAGGTCGGGCACCGGATCGCGCTCGCCGAACTCGGGCTGTACAACCTGAACGGCGCGGGCGCGCTCGCTCTCAACCTCGGCACGGGATCGTCGCGGGCGAGTGGCTCGTTCACGGCGGGCGGCAATCTGAACTCGACCGCGGGCGTGTTCGCCGCTGGCGCAGGCATGAGCGTTGACGTCAGAGGTACGCTCGGCGCGGGCGCCTCCGACGTCGTGAGTAAAGTCGGAACGACTCTCGCCGATGGCTCGGTGAACGCGCTCGCCAAGCTGTTCTCCGTGCGGACAGGCCTCGGTGGGACCGAGGTCGAGAAGATCTGGATCGACAAGCAAGGCGACTTTCGGGCCGGAGCGCCCACGTTCGGGTTGTTCCGCGGCGCGTCAGCCTCTCTCGGATTTGTTTCTGTCGACGACTCGATTGGCGCTCAAATGCGGTTCGGGGCTATTCGATGGGTTCTCGACAACGGAAGCGCCACGCTGACCGACCAGGCTGTGCTTGGGAACCTTGTACGGTTTGAGATAAACGGGCGGCAATCTCATCTAGGCACCGACTCGACCGGCACGCCCGGCGCAGCAACCATCAACCGCCCCACGGGGAAAAGCGCCATCGCGGCGGGCGCGTCGTCCGTCGTCATCACGAACTCGCTGGTAACGGCGGCCTCACGCGTGATCATCACCCCGCACGCCCGCGACGCGACCTGCAAGGAGATCATCGCAGTTCCGGCCGCGGGCTCTTTCACGGTGTCAGGCACGGCGAACGCGACGGCAGCGCTTCCGTTCAGCTGGGAAATATCGAACATCATCTGAGGTGGCTCATGGGCATCGGACGACAGCAGGCGCGGACACTCATCGACGCGGTGCGCACGGGTACCGCGACCCGGCGACGCCTTCGCGAAGAGCTCGGCGACGCAATCGCGGTGATTCAAGACCTTGCTGCGAAGCTGGACGCACAGCGCGCGACCGCCGAGCGCGACTTCGCCGCCGACCGGCCCGGGCAGTTCAACAGCTTCGTCGACGCGCAGCCGCTCCCCGACGTCGACCAGACGCCCTGACGCATGGCTGACGCTCGCTCCATTCTCGTGCTGGACTCCACCGGCGCCCCGCTGACGACGGGCTCGCCGTCCTTTGTCGACTACCGCGACAGGGCGGGCAGCGCGCGCACGCCCCCGGCCGCGCCGTCGCACCTCGGCGGCGGCGTCTGGGCCTTCACGCCGTCGGACGCGGACGAGACGGCGGGCACCGTCGCGCTGGTGGACTTCGGGGCCGGAGCGGAGCCGCGCCGCGTGACGTGGGGCCTGCACCTGCCCGACGGCAGCAACCAGTTCTGGGCCGCGCACGTCGAGGACGAGGCGGGTGCGCTGTGGACGGGCGCTGCGCCGACGGTGGGCCTGTACGACGACAGCGCAGGCAACCCGCGCACGCCGCCGTCGCTGGCCGTCGTTGCTGGCGCGTACCTCTTCGCGCTGACGCCCACGTCGGCCGACGTCGCGGCGGGCATCGAGGGGCGGCTGGACGGCCCAGCAGGCAGCAACCAGCCGTACTGGGCCTTCTCGTCGGTGCCCCTCGTCGAAGGTGGCGGCGCGCCGTTGCCCCTCGCCCCGTCGGTGGGAGTGCAGCCGACGCGGTTGGCGGCCGGCGCGCTACGGGACTACCTCCTGCGCTACCTCCCCGCGAAGGTGGCGCAGCTCAACGCCCTGCGCGGCGCTGTGCTGAAGTCGCCCGCCGTCGGGACGTGGAACATCTCCAGCGGCAGCCTCGCCCTCGCCACAGCCCGAGAGGGAGTGGTGACGACGGTGACGCTGCCGACGGGGCCGGCCGTCACGGCGGCGCAGGTGGCGACGGCCATCAACGCCGCGCCCGTCCCTGGCCTCACCGCGTCGGCCGACGGCGATGGGCGTCTCGTCCTCACGGCAGCCGCGCCCACAGAGGGCGTGCAGTCGGTGGCGCGTGTGACGGCGGGCGCGTCGAATGCCCTTTTCGGGTGGCCACAAGAAGGCGCGTACGAGACGACAACGGCCCTCACAGCGCCAACGCACAAGGGCGTCCTCGACGGCTGGCCGGTGTCGCTGCCGGACATGGGGCGGACGTTCGCCGTCATCATCGGCGACAGGGACGCCGTGCCGCTGGGCGGCGTGCGTCGAGACGAGCACACCGTCACCCTCGACGTTGCCGTGTGGGTGGCCGACAGGGCCGCTGGCGGACACCGCAGCCGCGAGACGCTGGAGTCGTGCGCGCGTGCCGTGCACGAGTTGTTGACGTCGGACGACGGCCGCACCCTCGGGCGTGCGCGCGTCGGCGACGTCGTGCACACCGACGTCACTCGCATGCGCATCAAGGGCATGCCGTTTCAGGCGTTCGACGAGGCCAAGCGGCCCGTCGGGGGCCCCACCGAAGTCGCGTCACTCACCGTCACCGTCAAGGTGTTTCACCGCCCCAGCATCACCCCGTGAGGTAGCCCCATGGCCATCGTCCCCATCCGCGCGTACGACTCCCGCGTCCTTGCCGTCCTCGAGACGACGTTCGGCACGCCGCCCAACCCGGCCGCCGCGCAGGCGCTCGAGGTAGTGGCCGTCAACATGGGCCCCGTCGAAGCCGGCGTCATCCGCCCGAAGCGCGACCGGGCGCTGGGCCGCGGCGCACAGAACGACTTCATTGAGGGGCGCGTCGAGCTCATCCCCTGGAGCCTCGAGACGTCGCTGAAGGGCCGCGCGGCCGTCGACACGGTGCCGGCCGAAGACGCGCTGTACCGCGCCGCGGGACTCGCGCGCACCGTCAACGCGGGCACGTCGGTGGTGTATGCGACGGCGGGCGAGCCCAACCCCCTCCTCTCGGGCCTCACGCTCGAGCGCGTGCGCGGTGGTTCGACGCAGCTGGGCGCGCAGTCGGCCGAGCGCGGGTACGGCGGGGCCGTCGAGCGCCTGACGTGGAAGGGCGGCGACACCGAGGCGGGCCTCATGGCGTCGGGGCGTTTCGTCGGGAAGGAGCTGCGCGGCAAGCTGGACTCCATCACGCTGGCCAACGGCACGGCGACGTCCCTCACCATCACGGCCGAGGAGTCGTACCGGCTGGGCCTGGGCTTCTACCTGTGCGAGTCGGAGGCCATCCAGGTGACGGCGGTGACGCCGGGCGGGACGACGGCCACCATCGTGCGCGGCGTCCTCTCGACGACGGCCGCAGCCCATACGGCGCAGCCGCTGGTGCCCTTCGTCCCCTCCGTCAGCAACCCCACGGGCCGGCCGCTGCCCGAGTCGACGTCCACCGTCACCGTCGACGGCGTCTCGCTGCGCATGCAGTCGTGGGAGGTGGCCTTCACCACGGGCATCAGCCACCTGCCGGGCGAGACGGGCAACCGGCGCGTGCAGGGTTTGAAGGCGATTCGGTACAACGTCGAGCTGTCGATGCGCGGCGTCCTCTACGAGGACTATGAGTCCTTCCGCGGGCGCAGCACGGCGCGGCGCAACTGCCCCGTCACCATCGTGCAGGGCACGGGCGCGGGGCGCATCCTGACGCTGTCGATGCCCTTCGCGGAAGTCATCGCCCCGGACTCGGCGGACTCGGCGGATGATGTGGCGCTCGTCGACCTCTCGTTCCGCGTGCGCGACAACG